AAAGATCTAATCTGTTAATCATCACGTCAGTCGCACCCGCAAGGTATTTGTTCAAAGGAACTTTACCTTTAAGGTCAGCAACTGCGCCTGGTCCGTGTTTAGGTGTCCAATTGTCGTAAAGACGTTGAACATTTTGATATGGGTACCAAGTAGAGATGATATGACTCTCCTCATCAGAGAAGTCATTCAGAGTTTTTAATCGATCTTCATTAGACAGGTATGACACAACTGCATTTTCCACAAGGCCATCCAGGCCGGGTAAGTTAACTCTCGTTACGAAAGTTAACGCAGTGTGCACAAGTCGGAAGGTTTCTGGATCCCGGTAAAGGTACCAGGCATCAATCAGCCATTTCAACGGAGCAATGAGCCCCATTTTCACGTGACTAGCTTTAAGACACTGTTTAAAGGTGTCGTAGTTGGAGAACGAGGAAACCGTGTTAACGATTTCTGAATCCGCCAGCTTAAAAGCAGCAACAACCTCTGATACGTCCGTGCTTGCGATTTCTCGCAACCAAGGGACTAACCATCGGGGAGTTGGCACATGGCTAGAAGAGGATAAATCCATCCACGCCATCGCACAGAGGGAAACTGCATCTGCCCAAATAATATTATTCATAGGGCTTAATGCAATACCATGATTGAAGTAAGATGGGCACCGAAGATGATCTTCGACGACTTTCCAGGTACTGAGTACGTGGTTCTTTGTCACAGACATATCTTACGGTCCTACTTTACGTCGGACGGCAATAATACGCCGCGGGCTAATTGACTAATACGATCTGCTCCATGGGCGCCGGTTAAATACCAGCCAGCCAAATGGCGTCTAAAACTCTTCTCTGCTATAGCAGCAGTAAGGGCTTCAGAACTAGGAAACTTAAGAACGGTGTGTGCTACAAAAGGCACAAAACGTTCATAAGTCGCATCGGAAGGGTCTGTCTCGCGCATCACAAAAGTGTGTTGTACAAGAACAGATACTCCTCTCTTTGCGGTCGATCTAAGCGAAGACTCAACGTCTGAGCCTCGATAGATGTCCTCGATTGGTTGAATTGCGAAACGGAATGTTTCTGCAAGACCAACAGGTGCATTAGTGTTAGTGATGATGATCTCATTTTTATTTGAGACCTTCTCAACAAAGTCCGATCCAAAATTGACTTTTTCAATCTCAATTGGGTTAGTTGTGACACCCGAAATAGGGGTATCTGTGGATACAAAGCTAAATACTTTGGCCATAGGGCTCCTTTCAGACAGCTTTAAACACTGTCTAGCGTCATTTTTCAGACGCGCTGCACAATCAGTGCGGCACCTTCCACCCAATGGGTGAAAGGTCGGGTAGGCATAATACCGCTTAAAGGCTGGTAGGGAGGGCAGGATTTACTAACGTATCGATGGAAATCGACAACAGTAAGTTCACCCTGATAAGCTTCTTTGAGCGCCGGGAATAACTCCCCGACGTCATAGATTATCACAGATCGACGAGAATAGACGCAAGAATAGATATCGTACGTAGATAATAACGTACGTGTGTCTAATGCTTCTAACTCATCACCGACCCGTAAAAACCAATCCACAACAAAGCTGAATGGGATCATATCCCAAACGAGTTCTGTTGTAGGAAAGAAGTCAGCCACGAGCAAGGAATTAAAGAATCTCGCGAATGACGCAGGATATACAGAACAGTATATAGACATATTATACTGATCAGTACACTCCTTTGTCACTCCTGAGAAACTAATACTCCTCACTTGATTGAGACGGCCGCGCGCACGAGTAATTCCGTTCGCGACGGATCCAACAGTCTTCCGAAAAGCGCCAAGAAACTCTTTCGTATCTTGATACGTCATTGAAATGCCGTATTTATGAGATAAGAAAGATGAAGAGAGAGCCTTTAGAGTCGGTGTTTTTACTACCGA